CTGCAAAATACTTTGCCGATAACCCAGAAGCTCGGAATAAAAAAAACGAGTACAACAAGAGCTACCATGCCACAACAGAAAGAAAAAAGTACCGAGTAAAGCTTAACAAGGCAAACAGAGAAGCTGGTACTTATGGTAACAAAGACGGTAAAGATATGAGCCATTCAAAAGGTGGTAATCTTACTAAGGAATCAATGTCATCTAACCGAGCAAGGAACGGCAAGGATGGCAAGACAACAAAGAAATAACAAAACACACATACCATGAAAGCAAGAAGAAACTGTCTTATTATAAGGGCGTTTAATGAACAAAAAGAAAGCCATGAGGTTACAATGGCTGATGGCAGCAAAGTCAATTTATTTTTAGGAAGAAAGTACAGCGAAAACGACAGGGAGTCTAACCCAAACGTTTGTGATATTATTTCGGTAGGAGATGGCATAGAAGATTTATTTGTTGGAGACAAAATCATAGTACATCATAATGTAGTAAAAAACGAGGCTACTCATCTTGGAAGAAAAGATGGGTATACTACATTAAGTGTTCCATATAACCACCTTATATACGCTAAGATTAAAGAAGATGGAGAGATTGTTCCATTAAAGGGTACGATAATTGCTGAAAGAATAGCGCGTAAAAAACTATCTGAGTTTGATATTACAGAATGTACTGAGCCAATGAAGTTTAAAGTTGTTTCAGTTCCTGATGGATACAATGATGTATTGCCGAGTCAAAACATTTTATGTTATAAGTTGAGTGACTATGAAGTCATTTATCATTATAACAATAGAGAGTGTAAGGCTATACGAATACTTCAAGATGACATAATCGGAGTATTCACTGATTAGTCTTAGATTTGGTCATGGATAGCATGACTAAGCACTGCACCATAACAATGGTGAATATGATAACAGCAGCACATGCTGACCTACCAGTGTACACGATACAGTCTTTTAAGTACGAAGAAATAGAAACAAGTGGCGTATGCATATTTTTTGATTACGACATGAATATGCTTGAAGTAATAGCAAGCGATAAAGACATAGTAGTAAGTGCATTTAAAACATTAAATGCTGACGATATGCGTTACTACTGTTTAATAGTTGATGATATTGACCCATTATCAAAAATAGAAATACTTGAATTGTTTTACGGATTAGAGAAAGGAGAAATACACTTACACAGCATAGACATACCATACAAAATAGAAATAACATTATCTCAAAACTAATGGACGACAAACAAAGAATAAAAGACTTAGAGCAAGAGTTAATTAAATACAAAAGCGATGGAATGTTTGCTTTATACTTTTCATTAAACAGAAAGCTTAATGAACTATCCCACTCTCTTAATAGTTTTACCCTTGACCTAACAAGCGATGACAGAAATTACGATAGGTTCCAAAAGCTTACCACATCACTAAAGGATATGGTTGAATCCGCAAACTGGCTACGAAGTAATTATCTTAAAATGACAGAGGAAGAATCAAAAGACGCTGAAAAGAAAGGTATCCCACTTATAGAACAACTTGCTAAAGAGAATAGACGATGAAATCAGTACAAAGGAAAGTAACGTATAATGGGCTTGACATTAAACTTGATATAGACATTAATAAGCTGATAGGAGATATAAAGGAAAGATATAAGCCAGAGATGGATGCACTTAAAAAGAATGTATCATCAAGAGATAAGTATATCCAAAAGCTGCATAAAGAAATTAAGAATAAGGATAACTTAATGTATGTTTTTATTATGTGTGCTAAGATACACGATAAGGTAAAAGACTTGTACAAGATAACGTACAACGACTATATGGTCCTTTCTTACTCCATACAATTAGACCACGTCAAGATAGATAGGATAAGAAATTACTTTGCAAAAGTAGGAATGGATATTAAGCCGTACAGGTTTGTTAAGATGATTGAGCTTGGCTATATGATGAAGAGTCCTAAGTCTGGGTATGTATACGTTACTGATATAGGAAAAAAAGTTGTAAATGCGGTTATTGGAGCTATGAGGCAAGACTATTCGTACTATAATAGGAATAAGTTTGGGAAGAAAAACATCATAATGTCTATGAATACTAACGCCAAAGGTAAGTATTCTGATGAAATAAAGAAACAAAGGAGCGAATACTACCATACGATGATGAGACCGTTCTGGGATTCTGGGTATAAAATGATTCCAAAAGACGTTGCAAAAAGGTGTGAAGTACTTGAAGATTGGATAAAATATGAGCCAGAAGTAAGAAGCAGCGAACTATATACGCACTTATTGGCTAAATGGCAAAAGGCTTTACATACGGTTTAGTAATAAAATTCTATATTTGTTTACAAAATAAAGCATCATGGATTTTTCAAGCATGAGCGATTTGTTAAATTTGCATCTTGATAAACCATCTCAGAAGAAGAGAAAGGAGTATGGGTTAAAAGTTGCACAAGGAATATTTAACAGCGCAGATAGAAACACAGACGGATACTACGGTAAAAGATATAGGTCTTGGAGAGCCAACAGAGAGTTTAGTCAAGGTACTAACTCTATGAAGGAGTTCATGGACTTGCTTCGCATAGAAGGTAATCAGTCGTACATAAACATTGACTGGACTCCAATTAAGATAGCTCCAAAATTTGTAGAGATACTTCTTGGAACTTTTATGAATAGGAAAGAAACTCCTATTGTAAAAGCTACTGATGACACAAGCTCTTCTATCAAAGAGATGGAAAAGCAAGAAGCGAAGTTTAGGATGGTTAATAAAGACAAGATTCAAGAAATTGAGCAGGAAATGGGTCAAACCATTGAGTCTCATAAGTTTACTCCAGAAGATGAAGATGACCTTGCGTTGTATTTTGATATGGAGTATAGGTTGCCAGAAGAAATAATTTTTGAGCAAAGGATTAAGAAAGTTCTTGATGACAATGATTACAATATTCTAAAAAGACAAATTACTCGTGATATCATAGACTGCAATTTTGCTGCTACATCATTATACTATAGTGCTGGTGGACAAATTGTTGTAAAAAGGTGCAAGCCAGAAAATATGATATATAACGTTTTTGAAAGCGATAATGGTAAAGACATATCTTATATTGGAGAGGTTTACCCTATGAAGATTTCATCAATTAGGCGTAAATATAATTTAGATGAAGAAACTATTTTTAAGCTTGCTCAAAAGTCTTCAAGAGAAGTTAAACGAACAGAAAACTTGTACTGGAAGGATTCCTATAAGTACACTGAAATACGTCCATATGACGACTATTCCGTTCTTGTGTTCGATTTTGAAGTCAAAACGGTAGATGTAGAATACTCTGTTAAGACAGAAAATAAATTTGGGAATATGCTGGTAGTACCTAAACAGGGCAGACCAGTAGCACCACAAGGTCAAGAGATAGGTGGCGAAGTTATTGAAACAAAGAGGTATAACATATATCATGGTATTTGGGTTAATGACACCGATATCATGCTTACGTGGGAAATATCTCCTAATCAAATCAGACCATATCAAAATGGCGTGGATGTATTCTTTAGTTATTCTGTTATATGCCCTAATGCTAATGGAAGTTTGATACCGTCAATCATTGAAAAGGCTATGAGTCCTATTCGTCAGATGATTGTTATCAGACTTAAGATGCAGCAGCTTATATCTACCATGAGACCGGATGGATACATGATTGATATTTCTGGATTAAGGGACGTTGACTTGGGGTTAGGTAATTCGGTAGAACCACTTAAGTTGATGAAGATTTGGGACCAAACTGGTAGGGTATATTGGGATTCTACAGGAGAAGATGGGGAAAGAAAAGCTCCTCCAATTACTCCTATGAACTCAAACAATAACGTGTCTCAGCTTAATACGTTAATAGGTCAATACAACTTTGAGCTTGATAGGCTTAGGGAAGAGATGGGTGTTTCTGAATACAGAGATGGCTCAAGTGTTCCGGTTAAGACTGGTTTAGGAGTTATGCAGCAGCAGATTCAAGCATCAAACAATGCTACCGAATATATATATCAAGGTTCTATGCAGCTACTTGAAGATACCTGCAAAAAGATTTCTATGATGCTCTGGGACTCAGTTGTCCTAAAAGCACAGAAATTT